ACCAATACCAGGTTTCGTGACAACTGGGTTAATTCTCAGAGGATACAGTTGATCTCTTTGAGCTTTGTTTGGATTGTATGCAAGTTTGACAACATTATTAATGATGCCTCTTTGCTGACCAGCAGGTGAGAACCAAGGATATGCTTGGATCGAAGTTCTGACCATTAATCCAGCAACGTCTGCGTTGGTTGGAATGTATCTGAACTCGTTATTGAATCTATCATAAGTGTACTTGTAACCACTATCAAAGGTTGCATAAGATGAAGATGAAAGTGGTGAGAAGAACTCAATCAAGTTATCAGTTTGTACATCGGTATTGGTTTCATTGACCAGATCACTTCTGTGTGGTCCAATAACAGCCATACAATCTTTTCTGCTATTTGCAAGCGAGATCAGATAGTTTGCTTTTGCTTGAGATAAGGTCTTATCGGTAAGACCAGGACCCATAATCAGATAGTCAACTGCAATTTCATCTTTGTTTTGGAAGAGACCGTAACCCGAAACAAGATTTCCAAGAGTTGCGGTCATTCCACCGTTAGCTCCGATTTCAGGAATTCCTGCTGAGTAATCTTCGCCACCACCAAGAGTGTAAGTTACGTTTCCGATTGCAGAGAAGGTAACGTCTTGTGCTTTCTGTCTCCAGAGACCACCAGAGGTTGTAACAGGAGTGAAGTCGGTTGAGAATCCAACTGCTCTTGGCTCAGTACCGTGATATAGGTCAGCAGTATTTGATGGATTATATCCAGCGTAGACATAATTTGACTGATCTGCAATATACTGCTTGTAGAAGATCTTGGTTGGAGCGTCTACGTTCGAAACAGCATCTTGTGATTTCGAAAGACTTACGAACTTCTCAAGAATGGTTCCTTGGTTTCCAGTGATTGTTCCATAGTCATCAACAACAGCAACGTGGATACCATCACCCTTACCATTTCTATTCAGTGAATAGACGTTTGATACTGGTTTTGGTGCAATTGTCTTCCAGTAGATAACAGCATTATCCAGATCAAGTGTTTGCTGGTCGTACCAGTCTTTTGTAGATACAGGAGTATATGCTGCTACATCAGCTGAAAGTCCAGTGTTAATACCAGAGTTATTAACAAAGAACAGTGAATCTGAAGTATCGAATTGTGCGTATGATACTCTCTGACTATAATCAATCTTTGTTGTAGTGTTTACACCAGATGATGTTTCTACACGAGCGACAATCTTAACATCAATTGTGCTATTTCCACTGGTTGCGTCTGTGCTAACACCTGTAATGATACCTTTCAGATATCCATTGAAGGTAGCAGTTGTTCCAAGACCAGCAATTACAGTGTCGTTGAGTGATGCAGTAACACCATAACCGATGATAGCACCAGCGTTGCTCAAGTTAGTAGTGTTAATACCAATTCTTTGGTCTGCAAGGTCGTCAATGACACAAACCTTCAGTCCATTAGCCCAAGAACCAGGGTTCTTTGAAGCCCAAGAATAGTTTGTTCCACTTTCGTGGTTATTTTGGTAATCGTCGTAATTATCAATTCTCAATGAAGATGTTGATGCAATACCAACACCAGCGTTAGCGTTGTTCAGGTCGTCGTCTCCGACTCTAACAACCTTGAGAACTCCTCCGTATGAAAGATATGAAGCAGCACTCATCCAATACTCATATTGAGCATCTGTGGAAAGAGGCTTACCGAAGGTATTAATTAATTCTTGTTCAGTAGTGATGTCAATCGCTTCATTAACAGGTCCAATTCTGAAAGGTCCAGCAATCGCACCAATATTATCTAAAACATTATCAGCTCTCCCTACTGTTAAATCAACCTCTCTGATAAGTACACCAGGAGATAATTGAGGAGTCGCCATGTTTTTCTCCGTAATAGACTCAGTTTATCTGAAAATATTTATTAAAAAGTTACTTTTCGCAGGGGAAACGAGACGTGAACTACTTACCAGTCAGGATATTCCCATTTCCCATGATCCGCAAAACGCGCATTAGAAACCCTGCAAATGGTGCATTGCTTACATTCATAAGAATATGATGATGCAACTGCTCCTCTATCTTTTCTTGTCCTGTAAAAATCTTCAACTAAATTTTTTGTTTCTCCGCAGACTCTACATTTTCTATCAGCCAATAGTAAATGTCCAAGTTGTATTTGGCGGTCTAATTCCATTACATATATTCCCACATATAAGCTCTGTCACCATACTCATCCGTATACCATCTATCTCCATCTACATCAACAAAACTGCTATTGTCTAAACCATCTGAGATAAAACCAAATGGGGACATATCCTGTTCGATTTGATTTTTCTGTTCTTCATACAATCTTTTACGAACGTCCTGATCAGTAAGTTCCTTAAAGTAATCCTGTGCAACCAACCAAGCATATATGACAAGACACATTGCAAGGTCATCATTACATCCATCCTCAGCCTCAAATGAATTATTCTTTTGAATAAAGGTTGTTAGTTCTGATATAATCTCATAATCCTTGAAGAGAAGTTTATCCTCTTCAATCATTGTCTTAAGATTGAGAGCACCAACTTTTTTGACAGTCTTGGACATTTTTACACCAAGTTGAGTTTTCTTTCCAGAAAAACCTTGACCAACAATTTGCCCTGCTCTTCCTCTCATTGAGCACATCAAAAGATTTTGATACTCTAAATCATATTGAATAATACTTGCTACCTGATCCCCAATATCATTCACTTCACATAAAATATATGCATTATTATAACTCTTCGCAACTTCCCAAATTATATTAGGAAACAGCATTGGTTTAATCTCATTATTTCTATATTTTGCAACTACCTTATGGGGGAACTCTGTTATATCAACGACCACAAATGCAGAGTAGTCTTCGCTAACCCCACGAGCCACATCGACCGTAATCACATAGTCTTTATTCTCTTGAGATACTTCATATACATCTAGTCCAGCATTCTTCTTAAGTGGACTATCATATATGAAAGATCTTAATTTGCTTGGTGCGATTAATGTATCAATTGATCCAAGGAATTCGCACTCAAACTCAATTTTAAATTGCTGTTCTGATGTGTTTGCAATGGTCTGCTTTTTCCATTCATTGTCTCTTCCTGGTACTTCCGACCAATGAACATCAGTTGGCACATATTCGTTTTTACCTTTCTCCGCATCGTGCCACATACGGTAGAAATGATTCATACCGTGTGGCGTTGAAACTATGATGACTTTTGTGCTCTTACCAGAAGTAATAGTAGGATAAACAGATGCAAAGAAGGAATCTGCGATATGGTTCGGAACGAACGCAAATTCGTCGAGGAAGAGGATATTGAACGACATGCCTCGGACAGCACTTGCAGATGTAGAAGCTGCCAATATCTTACTGCCATTTTCTAACTCGATGTTTCCTTTGTTCCACGCTATAATACCCTGTTGCATCCATTTGGGCAAGTTTTCATAAGCAGTTGCTAACCTTCCTAACAATTCCCGTGCAGTAGCCGCCTTGTTAGCAAGAATACCAATATTTACACTATCATTGAAAATAAGATAATGAAGAAGATATGAAACCACAGTAGTAGACTTACCAGTCTGACGTGGCATCTTACAGATATTAAATCTGTTATTGTGGAAATTATTGATTAATCTTTCTTGAAAGTGATATGGATGAAACTGTGTAAGACCTTCATCCAGAGAAACAATTTTAATATAATTGTTTGCAAAGTAAACGGGATCATCTTTACATTTAACAAACTCAAGAACTTGCTCTTGAGTAAATTCTATTGGAGTATTGGCTTTTTTTAAATTCGGGTTGCCAAGATATACATCATCTGCCATAAAAAATTACCTACTAATTTCTTCCCAGTCCATTGCAGCATAAACATCTTCACTACTTGATATTGGAGATGCTGCTACAACAAGTGTGAGTTCATAAGGTGTTCCAGTTAAACCATTCCTTTCTAATTGGAATTTAAACAATGCTTCCTTTAGAATATCAACTACTGCCGAAGACTGGTTGTTAGATGAGAAGAATCCAGAGGCTAATATTCTACCTCCAGTTATTCCAGTTCCATTCAGTTTGTACTCAACAGCACTATCATTACCAGCACTTGTCCAGGTTCCTCCCGTAGTAGTTCCTGATGCTCTCACCTGCCAATTGTAATAAATTCCATTACTAACTCCCATCAAAGAAAGAGCAGTCAAGATTACAATAGCATCTAAACGATCTGGAGATGATTTCAATCTTATACTAATTACTGGATAAAAAGTTCCAGCAACGGACATACTATATGGTGATGTAATTGGTGTTCCTACAGCTTGTTGTAATCCACGCAACTCATAACCACCTTCAGAAATTACAGTAGAACAAACTTGTTTGAGAGTGCTGCTACTTGTAGTAATACCTGTATTGGCAATCTCAT